GTCCTGTAGTTCTTTGCCTTTTTCTAGCCCCGTTTTCAGGGCGTTGAAAGCGGAGTTGGCAAGACTAACTGCCGCCATCACTTCTATCACGTTATTCGCCTATAGTTATCCAGCCTATTGTATCTTCATCCCACTCATACCTATTCCCATCATCGGGCATTGGAACGGGTGCTTCCCAGATACAGGACGATTCATTTAATGTCCAGCTTGGGTAAGGCTGTGGGGCGTAAAAAGCATCTCTGTCTGAGTCGTAGATGTAACCAATACCTGCGTAGTTTTTTCTTAGTGCTACACCGCCATCTGGTTCTCTGGTTTCAGGACTGTAATGCACACCTCCATAAGTATTGTATGAAGTCTGCACCCAAGTGCCTTCTTGTGTGTCAACAAAATCTTGCTCGGCAACAATAACCTGCGTAACAATCCCATTTTCTACTTTTGCAAAATGACTCATGCCGTATAAGTTCCTGAAGCTGTGTATTTAACATATGTGTATCCACCAGATGTAGTTACCGCAGGGCTTCCGCTAACAACGCCAGAATAGTCGTCTGTTGGTATTTTTAATATGACTATGCCAGACCCGCCATTTGCATTAAATCCATCAACAGCGCCACCACCACCGCCTCCAGTATTAGTGCCACCAGTGCCACCAGCAGAACCCTCTCCACTGCTTCCAGCGCCACCACCACCTAATCCACCAGCGCCACCGCTGTTACCACTACCCCCACCACCTCCGGCAAACGGGCCAAATCCTTCCCATGACGCACCTGCGCCACCAGACCCACCAGTATTAGTAGTAGTAGACGAACCTACCGCAGACTTGCCGCCACCTCCGCCAGCACCGCCAGCATCGGGGTATGCCCATCCTCCTGAGCGCGAAGTACCGCCATTATTTCCCTCACCAGCAATTCCAGCACCTCCCCCTTGGCTGGCAGCGGGATTAGCCCCACCACCACCGCCAGAACCTCCCGAAAAACCGGGATTACTATTGTTGCTGGAACCGCCACCAGTAGTTGATGCAAGTGTTGTTAAATCTTCATTACTAACAATCTTAGACTGACCGCCAGTGCCAAAGCCACCTCCACCAGCACCCACAGTTATTGTGTAAAGTTTACTTGTGCGAAGCGACAGCCCGGTAAATTCTTTCATACCGCCCGCACCACCGCCGCCACCATAACCGCCAGTGCCTAAGCCGCCTCCAGAAACAACAAGACTTGATATTTCGTATTCTCTGCCATACGGCCCACCAAGCATCATCATTTGTATTGCAGACATTAGAAGCTACCTGCAAGCACACACTCAGTGCCTGATATAAACAAAATAGTAGCCACACCTCTTGTTGGAAGCGTGGCAGTTGCCACATCTGCATCTGTTCCAGCTATGTAGGCAGTTGTAATGCTGCAAGTAATAGTTACATCTCCGGTCGTGTTGTTGAAAATACTGACTATATCGCCTTCACTAAAAGTAGCGTCAGGTATTGTTATAGAGCCACCTGTACCTACTTGCACATACTGGCCCACATCATCGTTAGCCAATGTGTAGCTAGATGTCTTTGTGCCTACGGGGGCAACTATTCTATCTGCAATGTCTCTTGCGTTACTCATATCTGTATCCACCCTGTAGTGTTGTCTGCCTCATATGCATCTTCATCCCAGTACGCTTCACCTTCAGGTTTAGGCAGCGGTGCGTTCCAGACAAAGTTAGTGCTGTCGTATGTCCAAGAGTCGTATGGTGATTCGTCAGGGCTTTCAGGCAATGCGTTATCTGGGAAGCCAGCCTGTGCAGGTACATCGCGTAGAGCAGCCCTATAGTTCTCGTAAATAGTCTTGTCGTCAGTTGACAGTGGGCTATCGGGGAGAACTGCCCAATCTGTTTTAGACAGCTTGTCATTACGTTGGATTCGCAGATTAGCCTTCTTGTTAGCTAGTTCGTTAGCTATAGCTTCGGCTGGCTTATCTATTACGCTGTAAGTCTGGTAAGCAACGCCATCGCGTACCTCTATGACATCTTCAATAACTATTTCGGTAGCTGAGTCATAGTCTGGCTTGGTGTCGTCAGTCAGTCTGACCAAGTTGAGAGAGGCCAGTGTCGCGTCACTGAAGGGTAACGCAAATGAAGTGTTAGGATTGGCTTTAACTACTTGCCTCTCGCTAACTACTGTCTGTGTTTCTGTGTTGTAGTATTTCATTTTAGTTACCTTGCGTTACTGTATTTAAATGGGTTTTCTGCGAATGCCATGTATATGTATGTGCTTCCAGAACTATTTATACTAGAGCCGTTGTATCTTAATTTAAACCCGTTAGACAAAATGTCTATAGGATATGGGCCAGTTTGTTCCGCATCAGCTGTGTCTGGCCGTAGTATGTTTCTCGTGCCATCATTATAGGGTTGACGTTCGGAGTCCCTAATTTCCCAGCTCCTACCTGATGTATTTGTTTGCTTTACCATAACAAAAGCAGGTCTAAAGCCTGTGTAGATAAAGGGGCCGTCATTTGAGCCATTCCCGGCATAGCTTCCGAAGGAGCTGAAACCTTCTACTTCTGCAAAACAATATGCTACATAAGTTCTTCCGCTCGTATTTCTTGCACCACTAGCATTAAAACCAATAACAGTAGAATTGTTCGTATAACATACAGAATCACTAAAAATCCCAATGTCTGAGTTAAGCGACAAAATATAGGATGTACCATATACAGAAAATGGATGAACGACCCAGCCATCTGCCACGTTTCTGGTCTTAACAAGCATAAAGTCAACTGATTGCCCTAATCCATGTCCAAATGTCATGGGCGCACCTGTGCCAGCATAAGTAACAATACTGAACCCAGCATCCTGATTAGCAGACACAGTAGATGTTATAGAACCGTCTGTGTTGGATACACCAGAGCCGTTGCCTTTCCAGTTCCATGCTACAAAATCATCTCCAGTACCAAAGCTACCATTAGAATCAGTGGTAAACCCATTACTATCAAAACTAGATAATATCCCGGGTTGAGTCTCTTCGGCATTAGTGAGGTTTGAATATAATAACTTGCCTACGCCTCTTATAGCATCAAACAGCCAAGGAGATTGAGCAGCATCATCTCTATTTTTTATCCAAATAAAATCAGGTTGGAATTCCAAAGATGTTATATTTTGAGTCGTCCCTGTACCTGTCCAAAGTGCTATATCAAAATGCTCATCAGACAAAGTATCACTATTCGGCCCGATAGTGGGTTCTGGTAAGTTAGCTGTGCAGAGTGCTAAATAACCTGTTGGTGGGGTATAGTAGAAGTCACCAATGCCGTTAGCGTCTGCATTATTCTGTGCAGTTTTGTTTCCTGCCACAGATGAATCTTGCCCAGAATTTAATTGACCATAAGAATTATAATTGGTTATGTATGGCGCTAAAATCTCATCACTCGCGCTTAACGTCAATGTAGGATTTGTGTTAGTAGCAGGGTCTGCCGTACCATCAATGGCTCCTGCTGAGTTTCTCCAAGCCCCTTCATAGCCAAGCCACAACTCTCGTGTGTCGGCATCAAAAGCAACCATGCAGGTATAGTTCGTTGTTGCCGCTATTGCGTTTGCCCCACTACTTGTGCCGTTGTTGTTGATGTACACATTGTGAGTAGAACTACCATTGCCAACATATACCCCCCATTTATTTGCGCCATAGGGAGTGGAAGTCACATCATCAATAGGGTTGGTTGTTGTACATAATGAAAGAGAAAACTGCCCGCCTGAGTTTCCTTGACCTGTCCCTTCTACATACCATTTACCAGTTTTTGGGAATGCTATTGTCCCTCTTGAGGCTCTAAATGCGGCTCCTGCTGAGTTAATAAATTGATTGCCATTACTAAGTACAGCGGATGCCTGTTTATCTAAAGGGTTTAATGTAGCAAAATTATTCGTAGGCGTATCAGTCATCTGGTCAGAACTTGTAAGCCCTGAAGAAGTAAAATCATTATTGTTACCACTGACATCGTTGCCCAGTGCTGATGAGTCTGCAAAGTCTAAGTAGAAACCGTTAGTGCCAAAGGTTAAGCCTGATACGTTTTTTGGAACCCAGACACCGTTCTTGTCTTGTGCAAAATCTGTAGGTGCATAGGCAGTACCTTCAACTCCAACAACCTCTGCTAAATAACATAAAGAAGGTTTTGTGCCAGAAGAATTGTTGCCTATTGCAATATCGCCAGTATAAAACCATCTGGCTAAAGTATTTTGTGCTACATTTGAAACACCTGTTAGCGTTACTCTTTGATTATTTATCCATATCTGATACCTGTCTGTAGCTGTTGCTAAAGTAGTATCCCAAACTAGAAACACATGATACCAAGCTGATACATCTCTAAAGACACTGTAAGCACTTGATGAATTTATACTTGAAGTCCCCTCTCCCTGATAACTGCTTGAAAAGTATTCGTAATACCCAATGGCATCTGGGTAGTATGTACCACCGCCCATTGTAGAATCAGTAAAATAAAATTCACCAAATCCTGTACCAATCAACTGAGGCTGGGTTTCGTTTAATTTGCTTCTTTTAACCCACATTGAAAAGCAACCTTTAGTTGACCCAGAACCAGAGTTAGTTCTAGTCAATTTATCAGAACTGCTTGCAAACCGCGCAGAGTTATCTATCGTGTACGGGTAAAAGTCACCGCCACCAACGCCAGCACTTGCTTGTATAAGTTTCTTAGAACTGCTCATTAAGCCATTCCCTGTCCAGCAGTAAAGCCGTACCACGTAGTACCGCCATCGTGCGTGTAGAATACAAAGACATCTGTCGCGCCACTGGCTGACAGTGTAGGTGCTGTACCAGCGGGCCAATCAACAGAAGTAGGCCATGTGATAGCAGAGCCGTTGTTGACAACCTTCAGGGTAAAGCTAGAGACAGTCCCAGATGTAGCTGCATTGCTGAACGTATAAGTCACTGCACCAGCCATAGCTGTGGAGAAGTTGTTGCCTGTATCCAAGTCTATGGTAACTGCACCGCTTGTTCCTGTGGCAGCGTATTCTTCAATATATTGTCCTGTGACTGAGAGGTTGCCGTTGGGGATGGTTACGTCTGCATTTATATCTATGGTTAATGCTTCAGTGCCTTTAATATCAAACTTGTGTGCCGCTGAACCTGCGCCACCATCATTTGCGCTATAATTTATAATCCCGTAATTGCCACCTGCATTAAGGGCATTGGATAAAGTTATATAAGAACCGCCAGTGGTGCTAGTGTCATCGCTTGTGCTACCTGCTCTTAATGTTAGCGACCTTACCCCTCCAGCATACGAGCCTACTCGGCCAATAACTTTATCAACGTCAGCCGCAGTGCCTATGCTTATATCACCCGTTACAGTTTCATTGCCAGTAACAGTCAAGTCGCCATTGTTTATTACAACATTGCCACCATCTGTGTAGAGAGCGTTGCCAGAGCCGTTGTTGTCAATGAAGACTGCGTTGCCTGTTCCTGTATTACTAACCGCAAAGCCAGTTCCATTACCATTCTGATCTACCTCTACAAGTGGGTAGGCATTAGTAGTAGCGTCACTTTGGAAGTAAGCAAGTCTTGTCTGAGTAGCTGCCGCTGCCGCTTGATATACCTTGTGCAAAATTCTTACATTAGTATCAGCGGATGCAGAATACACATTTAGTCCTGTTCCTGTTGTTAGCGTGTCAACCCGTATATCAACTCCTGCCGCAGTAGTAGCCTCACTATCTATATTTAAAGCAGTTCCGTTACCGTTCTGGTCAATGAATACTCCGTTGCCAGTGCCAGCGTTGGTGAACGTGCCTGTGCCTGTAACAGTCAAGTTGCCAGAGTCTAGTGTGCCTGTGGTTACTATATCTCCATCATTGTTAATGGTGACTTTGGCTACTTGTGTGCCACCCACATTTGAACTGAATTTGTGGATGAAACGTGCGGCTGTTGAGGATGGATGATAAGACTCAATCCAATTTGAATCGCCTGCTACAGTCTGTAATAGTGAGTTGCCAGTTGCAGTAACAGCAAGAAAAGTACCAGCAGCCGGGGTAGTACCACCAATGGTAGTGCCGTCAATAGTGCCGCCTGTAATGGCTACGTTTGATGGGTCAAATGTTGTTGATAACCAAGCCGAACCATCATAGACCTTTAGCTTGTCAATTGTAGTGTTGAAATAAAGCGCCCCTGTTTGTAGCGGATTGCCGTCATTGTCTGTTGTTGGGTCTGAAGCGAAAGATCCTAAGTAGATGTCAGTAAACTCATCAAGAGCAGCCTCTGCGCCAGCCTCAGCAGTAGCCGCATTAGTGGCGCTGGTTGCCGCGTTGGTAGCAGAAGTTGCAGCAGCAGTTGCTGACCCTGATGCCGCTGTAGCCGACCCAGCAGCCGCAGTTGCGCTTGTGGCACTTGCGGTAGCACTATTGGCAGAATCCGTAGCAGATGTCGCAGCGGCTGTAGCACTGTTAGCCGCATTGGTTTCTGATGTAGCTGCGTTAGTCGCGCTAGTGGCAGCATTTGTTTCACTGGTAGCAGCGTTTGTCTCGCTAGTAGCCGCAGCCGTTGCACTTGCCGCAGAAGCTGTGGCAGATGTAGCACTTGCAGTAGCTGACGTTGCACTGTCAGACGCGCTCGTAGCACTCGCTGTAGCGCTTGCCGCAGCATTCGTTTCAGCAGTCTCAGCATTGGTTTCCGCAAGTTCCGCAGCCGCCTGAGCAGTTTCCGCATTTGTCTCAGCTAACTCCGCTGCTGTCTGCGCTGTCTGCGCTCCTGTCTCAGCAGTTTGAGCCGCAACCTCACTGGCGAGCGCCGCAGTCGCACTTGCTGCCGCTGCTGTAGCACTTGCCGCTGCCGCAGCCGATGTCCCAACCCACCAAGCAGGCGATGTCGCTGGATCGTGATTAATGTTAGATGCCTGTAATGATGTGTACAGGATGCCATCAGTACCCACCACGTTTTGATTCAACTCATAAGTTGATGTAGCGGACCAGACAAACTCTAGCGGAACCCACCATGTCGGCGACGCGTCAGGCGCATGGTTAAGGTTGCCGGACTGTATTGATTGGTACTGCAAAGTGTCATAAGTGACAGTTGCGCCAACGTCATAGTTAATACCAGCGTTCCACTCAACTGAGTAAAGCAGGGACCAGTAGCCACTTGTGGTGACAGGGTTATTGTTCTGATTGCCGGTCAGCAGGGAACGGTAATATTGACCATCACTGCCGATAACAACGTCATTAGTGCCGTATATTCTGGTTGATACCCATTCATCACCAAAGTTTGTAGCTGTCTCACCAACAGGGTCACGCGATACGATCT